AGTTGACCGAGCCGTCCAGGCCGTTCGCTTCAAGCCACGCGGCCCCCGTGGGGAGCGTTACGTCCAGAGTCACGGTGGACGCGGAGTCCACTGTCCCGGGCGCGATGGACACCACCACGGCCAGGACCTGGGCCCCCGGACTCCGGTAGTAGACGAACGGCACCGAGTAGGCCCCCAGTGCTTCCAACTGGGTGCGCGCGGCCGCCCGGGGTTTCAGATTCAGGGCCAGGATGGACTGGACGTTGTATCCTCCGTTGAAGCTGCATTCCTCCGCCCAACGCAACACATGCGCGCTGGACACTGGGTTTCCCACTTGAACCCCGGTCAGGGAAAAGTTCGTGGGGACTCGGTTGACTGGGGTGGGCATTAGACAATCTCCCAGGCTTCAACGTGGTACAGGGAGTCCGCCAGGGTCACGTCCGAAGTGGCGGACGCACTGTACCACCCAAGCCAGACATACAAGTCCATCACCCGGGTGGTGGACTCCGCGTCCGCTGCGCTGGCACGGGACACCATGTCCCTATCCATCGGAACAGGGGTAGGAACTTCCAGGGTGATGTCCAGGTCAATCGCCCCGGCCGCCGTGTAGAACGATGACACAACGTACGCCAGGGGAGTCTGGACACTGGGGGGCGCGGGCCCCTTGGTGACGGCCGCCACGAAGTAGACCCCGCCGGTGCCGCTGGTTCCCCGGGCGGCCGCTCCCATGACTCGGATGCGCCGTGGGGTGAACCCGGGAGGGTCCGCCGACAGGGTCAACGGGACGCCGGACACCGGGCCGATGACCACGGCGTCCCCGTCGGGGGCCACCAACCACGCGATTCTGGCATAGTCCTGGGCCACGTCCGCGGGGTCCGCCGGAGGGGTGGCGTCAATGATGCCCCTGGTTTTGTAGCCGTTCTGGGACGCATCCCAACCCTGGAACGCGCCCGGCCCCATCACGCACCCCAGGAACTTCAGGTTGACCGCGGACAGGTGCGATAGGTTAGAATGCACAATGTGCGCGGTACCCGCGTCCACCGAGTGGCCGTCAACCCACTCGAAACTGGCGGCCGGAGGGTGTTTGATATACCTGGGGGTGGTGGTGATGCGTTCTCCGGTGGGCATGGTGGACCTTTCAGGGTGCGATACGGTGTGCCGGGGCGGCCGTCCCGTCAATGACGCCAGTGGTTTCGGAAGCGACCCAGGCCCAGTTCCGGGCCGCCGTGGACGCCCCGGTATAGGTGTCCAACACCACGTCCACCCATCCCCCGCCGGTGATATGACCTTGGAGGGTGGCGGACATGCTGGTGGTGAACACCATAATCCAGTTGGTACCATCGAACAGGGTTGAGTCCACGGTCAACACTTCACTGAACGCCGTGGTGGAGTCCCGGAGGATGCACCGGACAACGTCCCCCGCTGTGAACTTGCTGGACCCCGCATCCGACAACCCCGCGGACACAGACCCCGCGTAGTCTTCAGCGCCCCGGACCGGGGTGGCGTCCAGGCTAATCGTGATTGCATCCTCCACCCCGGCGGCCTTCACACAGGGCGCGTACCCGTACGCCCTGCGCTTGAATAGCAGTGTCTGTAGAGTCATGATCCCTGTCTGGATGTCCAGTCGGCGGCCCAGAACCAGACCGCGGTCCGCCGACAGTCCGCGGCCGCCCAGGCCGTCCGGGGCGTTCCACTCGGTGACCTGGATGGTGTCTCCGATGTATGCGTCAAACATTCGCGTGAGAGACACCGGGAGGGCCACCACCCCCAGGGGGTCCGCCCAGAGGGACAGGCGGGACAGAAGTTGTCGGTACAGTTCGCCCGGTTGAAGACTCCGCAGGCGGTCAACCTCCACCCCTTCCATGTCCACCTGGATGTCCCGCCCGACCCCATAGCGACGGGTCGACCGGTCATCCTGAATCGTCACAGTCAGAAGCGGGGACTTCAGGGTCACCCTGTTGGCGAAACCTTCCTTCCAGACTTCCCAGGGAGTGATGGGTCCAAGCAAGTCATCACTGGTGAACGTGGCCGCCGGGGTTGCATCGGCCCGGGGCAGTTGCCAGGGGACCAGGGACAGGCGGCCCGCGCGCACCCCGACAGAACACCCGTTCAACAGACATGCTTCGCGCAAGAGTTCGCCCGCCGTGCGCGTCCCGTCAATGACCCAGGACCGGGCGGCCTGCGGACCCCGCGTGGTCCAGATAAGCCGTTCGTACGCGGTCCAGTCCCAGTCCGCATCCATGCCCTGGTCAATCTGGGAAAGCATGCCGTACCGCCACCCATCCGCCCAGTGTTCCACCTGGACGCGAGTGGCCACGGACAGGGGCGGGGGGTCCACCAACCACACACTCCCGGGAGGGGCGGCCGGAAGACCCACCTTCCTGGGTTGCAGAACGGTCTTCGCAGTGAAGTACCGGGACGCGGCAAACGAATTGACCCCGGTAAACAGTACGTTCCAGTCATCGTTCAGAGTGGTTTTCAACACCCTGTCCACTGTGAACGCGCGACCCACCGGGGCCGTGGGGGTGGGTTGATAGAAGTTATCGAAAGCGGACATGGACCGGATGCCCAGGGTGTTGTCCGTCCCGTCCATGCGGAGGGCGTAAGCCACCTGGGGGCAGTAGTCCATGGTGAACATGATTCCCCGCCGGTCGCTCCCTCGGTCGATAGGGTCCCCGGAAAGGTTCACGGACGCCAGGGGAGTGGACGGCCCGGGCGGGACGCTCATGACGTTTCCCACGGTGACGGTGGACGTGGTGTCAAAGTCAAAGTTGAACACCCCCCGTTGACCGTCCCGCCGGAAGAACCCGCGCGCGCTCCCCGTGGTAATATTGCTGAAGAACCCGGGGGTGTTCAGAACCACCACGGCCCGGTCCACAAACGACTGGGCCGCCGCGTCGAAGGACACCCACCGGCGGCGGTCACAGGTCACCCCGGAGTAAGTGGCGTTGCCCACTCGGAAGCCCCCGCCAATGCCCCCGTAACTGCCCCCGGAGAACCCGGTCAGTTCCACCACCCCACGGGCGGCCCCCACGGTGGCTTCCTTCAGGGTGTTCCAGAGGGGGTCACAGGGCAGTTCGAAGGATACCCCATCGGACGACAGGTCCGGGGCGGCCCCGGCCGTCCCTAGCCACACGGGGGACGCGGTCAGGTCTGACAGGACCGCCCAAAGCACGGCCTTTCGACGGGTCGCCCAGGGTAGGGACGTGAACACTTCGGGCTGGATGCCTTCATCCTCCGCAATCGCATGCCGGACCGCGCGTGTGCCCAGGCGGCCCCGGACGACGGTCAGGTCATTCCCGGACACCGCGGTCACCCGGACGCATTCCTGTTCAATCCAGGCGAACGTGTCCGCGGAGAACACGGTCCCGTCCCCCACCGTCCAGGTGGTGGCCGTGGCGGACACGGTGGACGCCAACAGACTGGACGGGATGTCCCCCAGGTCCCGGGTGGCGAGGAACGAAAGCAGGTTGTACCCGGCCGCCGGACCGCTATCAATCGGGGCATCGTGTAGCTTGACTCGGATGGGGTCCACGTCCACGTCCCCGTCCAGGGGGCGCGCGCGTTCCTCAATCTGAATGTCAGGCCAGTGGAGCCACCCATCCGCCACCTGGACGCCGGTTTCCCCGCCGAACCAGAGGGGGTTGCTGGACGTGGCGGCGGCCACACCTGGGGTGGTGAAGATGTACGGACACCCTCCGAGGGTCATCACCCATCCGATGATTCGAGCCGTGGTCATCGCGTCGCCCCTTTCTGGACCAGGGACAGTTCCACGTCCCGGATGTCGTACCGTGCATCCCAGTTGGGCGCACTGGGCCCAGTCACCCCACCGGACTGCATGGACGTTGGAGTGGGATAGCACACGTCAAAGGTCAGGTCACTACCCGACCCAGCAATCAACTCTTGCAAGTTGCCGAACGCCACCGCCCAGGACTGGTCCACCTGAATGTTCAGGGTGTCCAGAACGGACCACGGGGGCGACTGCCCAGGCTCACCCGTGTACGATGACAGATACCGACTGTCCGGCGGGAACGCCGGGGTGGCCAGCATGGGGTCCGTGGGGTTCGCCACGTTCCAGGCCGCTTTGACGGTCTGGTTCTTCGGATGCAACTGCATGGTGACCCGGCGCAACGCCCCCGGGGTGCGGTCCGTCAACCCGTACACGCGGCCGTCCGGCATGGTCTGGGCGGCCACCCGGGGCGGCCGCCGCATCCACCCATCGTCCCCGCTGAAGTTCAGGGAGAACACGCAATGGGTGGGTTGATAGTCCGCAGTCTGGGACGCCCCGGTGGCCAGGGGGCCGATGGTCCCCGTGAACCCCAGTAGCGCCTTGACGCTGGACGGAAGGGTCAGCGTCCCGGTGGCGGTCCCGGTGTAGGTGAACCGGACCAGTCCCAGGGCGGTCAGGGCCACGGTCCAGACTCCGCCCAGGGCATCTTCCATCACCCGCAACAGGTCGAAGGGCAGTTCCGCGCTACCCACCCCGGTGGCGTAGTTTGCCAGAAAGGTGCGGTAGTAGAACGGCCCGGACGTGGCCTGGATGGTGATGGTTCGGCCCGCCCCCAGTTGGTCCGTGGCGGTGGCGGTGGTGGCGGAGTCCAGCGTGAAAGCCTGGGCCACCATGAAGTCCAGCGATTCCATGGGGGCCAGTCTAGTTCCTCCCCCCGCCCCCGTCTACCGCCCGACGCGTTGAAGCCCGCGGGGGTAGACGTTCCGAATCCCGGCCCGGTCCACGGCACGGATCACCGAGTTTTCGACGCCCTCATTCATAAGGGCCCCATCCACCCGGATGTTCAGGGTAAGCCCGCCCCCACCCGTACCCCCGGCGGACGCGGCCGTGGCGGCCGTTGCGGGGCGGTCCGTGGTCGGGGCGGCGGTGGCACTGGCCGGAGGGGCGGCCGCGGCCACGGCGGCCGCTCCAAGGCCCGTGGCGACGCCCACGGCACCCCATGCAGCGGCGGCCGCGAAGTTCAGACCGGCGGCCGGATAGTTCTGGCTCGCAAGGTTGCCGATTCCCAGGGCCACGTTTCGCAGCGCCTCCACGATGGACTGCTTAGAGATAGATTCCAACAGGCTCTGGAGAATGCCGCGCATCGCTTCGCCGAACGATGCCTCACCCTTCATCACCGCCACCATGGCCGTGGAGAATGCGTCACTGAAGGACGAATACGCCCCGGACGCAATGTTGGAGAACCGTTCCGCCTGGGTGGCCTGAGAGTCCAGGGCCGCATTGAAGCGGGCCGCGGTCTGTTCCGCGAAGTTCGAACGGCTGTCTTCACGTTCCAGGCCCCTGCGCTGGCCCTCGATAGTCGACAGACGTTGAAGCAACTGGACCCGGCGCACCAGGGCCGCGTTCCGTTGTTCCTCGGTGCGGGCCGCCGCCACTTCCTGGGTGGCCTGGGACACCAGTTCCCGGTAGCCCCTTTCCAGTTCGGTCAGTCGCCGGAGGGAGTTCGCGCGCTCCCCCATGGCGGTCCGCTCGGACTCGGTCAGGCGGATTCCCTGGTCCCTCGCTTCCCGGGCCGCTTGGTACAGGCTTCCCCAGGCTTCGAATTCCTGTTGTACCAGTTCCAGGCGGGCCCGCCCGTTCTCTCGTTCGCGCTCGCCCATGGCCACCAGAGTCTGTTCATTGGTGGTGAGGGTCTGTTGCACGGTCACAATCTGGGACCGGATGCGCAACTGTTCCGCCAGGGGGAGGTTTGCGTTCAACAGTTGAATCTGAAGGCCCGTCACCTGGACGCGCTGATAGTCCACCACGGCCCGCAACCGGTCAGCGGTCTGGGAGAACTGGTCCAGTTGGCGCTGGGACTCCGCGGTCAGGCGGGCCCCCGACCGGGCCGCCGCCAAGGCCGCCTGGGCCTGGGTCGCATCGTTGGCCGCGTCCGCCTGGGTCATGGTGCGCAACTGTTCCCGGCGGTCCCGTTCTTCCTGAAGGGCCGCCACCAGTGCGTTGCGCGCGGCCGCCACCCTCTGGACACGTTGGTCTTCGGACTCGGTCTGTTCCCGCGCGGTCCGGTTCGCTTCCTCGCGCAGTCGATTCAACTGGTCTTCGCGGGTCATGATGGAACCGAGCCGTTCGAACCGGACACCCAACAGGGCCAGGGACTGGTTCGCCAACCCAAGTTCCAACTGCGCGGCCCGGAGTCCGGCCGCGTTGGTCTCGCCAATGCCCACCCCGGCGGTGTCCCGGGGCCCCTGACCGCGGGCCGCCGCCTCCCGCGCCCTGCGCGCGGCTTCCTCGCGTCGCCGGTTCTCGTCCCGGGAGGCATCCACGGACTGGTCCTGGATGTCCATTCCGAACGATTCCAACAGGCCCCGGCGCGAGTCCGCATCGGTTGCGTTGACCAACTGCAACGGGCCGTCCGCCCCGGGGCGACCCATCATGCGAGCCGTCACGGCCCAGTCACGGTCCGTCGTTTCGGGGGCTTGGTCGAACACTTGACGGCCGTCCGCCCCCACCCGGACCACGCGGGACCGGGCCACCATGCGGCCCTGGTCCGTCCGCACTTGGTTGGTGTCCTGGGTGCGCATGGTGCCCAGTAGCCCCCGGATGCGCGTGGTAAGTGCGTCGCGACTCTCCGCCGACATCTGGTCAGCCCCGGCAAACTGGGGAATCTGGACACCCAGTCTGTTGGCTTCCTGGCGAAGCTCTCGCACGGCCGCTGCATACCCTTCGATGGAACGCAAGCGCCTTTCCTGGGCCGCCTGTTGTTCCGGTCGCCGGGACTCAGCGTCCACATAGTCCAGAATCTCCCGGGTCAGTCGACCGAACCCATCCGCCGCCCCGGCAAGGAACGATTGCAGCCCGGACCCCTGCGCGATCAATGCGGCTACCGCTCCCCCCGCTTCGGTCATGGACCGGCCGAACCGGGTAGTGTCTTCGCCCAGGGAGCGCGCAGGCACGGCCGCGTTTCGTTGTTCCCGTCCGAGGGTGCGCAGGGCGTTTTCCAGGTTCCCCGCCCGGGTGGACGAATCCCGTACCGCGATGCCAAGTTCGCGCAGGCCGCCTGCGTCCCCGTTGCGGATGGAGTCCCGGAGTTTGTCAAGGGCTTCCGCCGTGTCGATTCCCAGCACCTGGGCGTGCTCGCGGGTGCCCCGGACCAGGGTCACCAGTTCATCGTTCGTCACGCGCAGGCCCGACCGGACCAGGGCCTGTTGAACGTTGTATGCCTGGGTGGCCGTCACCACTCCATTGGTGGCCGCCTCCACCTGGGCGGCCACCGGCCCCATGGCGGACAGGGCGCGGTTCGACCGGTCCGCCTCGCTCGCCAGTTCCGCGATATGCTGCGCGGCCCCCAGGGCCTTTTCCCCCAGTTCCAGCGCGTGGTTCGCGGCCCCCAACAGGTTGTTCCCCAGGGCCGCCAGTTGCTTCAACCGGTCGGGCTTGGAGACATCGTCCAGGGCGGCCCCGGCGGGCTTCGCCTTGGCTTCCACCTTGTCCAGTGCGTTGACGATGCGGGTCAACAGTTCTTCGACCCGGTCCGCCCCGGGGGCCTTCAGGGGAAGTTCTACGGTGGGGGTGGTGGCGGTGGACACAGTCAGCGCTTCGGTGGGCCGGGCGGTGGCGGGGGCGGTGGGGGCGCTGGCCCCCGGGGGTTGTCTCGCATTGCGCGCTCAACTTCCCACGCTTCACGCATCGCCACGGAATCTTCCAGACAGTCAATCGCATCCACCAGGGCGGCCGGTGGGTGGGGTTCCCGTAGGTGCAACTGCCCTTTCTGGAACCACCGGCGGAGTCTAACCACGTCCCCCACCCATTCCAGACGTGCATAGTACATGGGGCAAGTCTCCAGGCCCTCCGCCCCGGTCAGGTCCCGGACCGCGTCCAGCGCTTCCCGGGCCGCGGGGGGAAGCTCTGGGCCCTCCCCCTTCGGAACCTGGGCCCGCCGTGGGCACTTCCACACACTTTGGAACTTCGCACCGTCCGCCAACAGTTGGGCCTTGACTCTCCGGTCCCGTGTCGTTTTCGCTCGCTCCAACAGGTCACAGCCGCATGGGGTGTCCGTCATGCAGTCGGTCAGCCCGACGCAACCGACCCACCCCACGATGAAAAAGGGCCGCGCTTCCCCCGGGGCAGTCGTGCGAAGTCCAGGGCCACCTGTCCCAGTTCCTGGATTGTCTCCGCCCCGTACAGGTCCGCCACCGCCTGGGCGAACGTCCCCGGGGCGATGTCGGTTCCGTGCTCCCCGTCCCGCGCGACGAACGCGGCCCCCTTCGGGGCGCTCTTTTCATCGTACACCACCAACGCGTGCTCGTCCGCCTGGACGGGCCCGTTCGCATCCTCGACACGATGCACGGCCGCCCGGAACGCCAGCAACCGGCGGGACGCGATGGGGTACACGGCGTCCAGGACATCCGTACAGAACGCGGCCGGAAGGCGCTTGACATCGAAGCGGACCGGTGATGCGCCTTCCTTGAAGGCCAGCGCATCTTCCTCCCGGGTGGTGACGTACCGACGAAAGTCTGTCTTTTCGTGGTCGATTGCCGGGTCTGGGTCCGTGGGGTTCACGCGAATCACGCGCAGGGTCTTCAACGGGTTATGCACAGTGTACCTCAGTTGGGGCCGCCCGATGCGGCCGGGTCACTGTACATCCCCCGGGCCCGTCACGCAATCGCGATGCGGATACCGGCCTGGGCCAGTTGTTCGTTGTCCAGGGTCCCGGTGCATCCCTGGTCCAAGTGCGCTTCCAACTGAATGGTGCACTTGACCATGTTTCCCGCGCCCTTTGCGAACTTCGGAACGCCCTTCACGATGCACCTGGGAAGGTCGAAGATGATCGCGCGGCGGCCGGTGGCGGTGTCCACGGGAATCACGATGAAGCACGACAGTTTCGTGAAGTCCGTGAACCATGTGGTGTCCGCGTCGCGGTCCGCCCTGAAGGTCAGTTCCGCGGTGGCCACCGCATCCTGCAACCCTTCGGTGCGGGCCACGGCTCGCATGCCCTCGGTCCCGCCGGACAGAGTCTCCAGATGCTTGTTTCCCAGGTTGACCTTGACGGACATGGACTCCACCGGGTAGTCCACTCGGTTGGTGTCCGTCGCATCCTGGAGATAGACCAGGGCGTTGCGGCACACCAACGGGGAGTCCATGGAGTCCGTGGCGTTGGCCGTGGACAGGCTGAGTGCGGACGGGCCGGTGTACCGGGCGAACGTCAGGGCGAAGTCCCCCGAAGCGAGTTCGCCACGGGACAGTTTGAACTCCACTCCGCCGGTGCCCCCGACGAATTCCCATTGGTAGTTGGCATCCTGCGCGTTGGCGATGCGCACCCGGAGTGACTTGGAGTTCGTCCGCGTGGGATACCACGTCGGGGCGTTGACGATGACAGCGCCCACGGACGGGGTGGTGGACAGTTCGGGCCACACCGTGACGGCGTCCGTGGACCGGGACGTGATGCGACAGGCCACCAGACCGTCCGCCGGGTCTTCCACCAGACACAACTGTCCGGCCGGGAATCTCGCTCCCTGGGTGGCCGTGACGCTGAATCCGGTGGCGGATGCGGCGGACGCCACCAGGGACCCGGCCGCCACGGACTGACCGCCGAAAAGTGCCTCCATGAGCACCCAGAGGGGCGGAGCACTGGCCCCCGTGGGGACCGTGGCCGCCGCCAACAGGACCGTGGAAGCGGGCTGCAACAGATAGGTGAACTTCAGCGCACCGGACTTGAAGGACTTGACAGGGTCGCGCACGTCAAACGGGCGGACCTTCAGGGTCTTCACGTCCACCGTGGTCTGGTTCCGTTCCGGGACCAGGGTTTCCGCCACGGGGAAGGCATTGACATCCGTCCCGCCCGACGCGAACGATGATTCGAGCGCGAAGAAACAGCGGGCCAGGGTTTCGATGATATCGACGGGGGTAGCCATGGGGACACTTCGATGGGGGTAGGGTTGCTACAGTGGAACCCTGACCTTCAGAACGAAAGGCACGGCCAATATGCACCGGTCCGTGCCAACTTCAACCCCGCCACCCCCAACTGGTTCCAGGTCAATGACGTGGGGGGACAGGCCGCCCAGGTTCCGCCAGGACCCCAGGGCCGATTCCAGCGCTTGCCGGTCTTCGTTGGCTCGGTCCTGGATTGCCACCAGGGTCCCCGCCCCCGACTGTTCGCCGGTGCCCTCCGCCGCATCCCCCGCCCCGGTCAGGACATACCCGACGCGAACTGTCAAGGTGTGCTGGTACAGGCCGAACCCCGCGCCCCGGTCCACCGGGACCAGGGGGGTGCGCGCGTTCGGGATGTCCACGGACACCGCGCGTTCCAGCGTCCCCAGGTCATGCGTGGCCAGCGTCGCTTCCGACGTGGCCGCAAGGTGGAAGCGCCCCTGGGCGATGGGGTAATCTCCGATGTACTCTCCCAGGATGATGTCCTGGATGCGGGCCCGGATGTCGGATTGCATAGGTCACCTTCGAAGGAAGCGGATAGAATGAGTGCTCCACCCAGGTTCCCCAGTCTTCGCGTCCCCATCCTGGTCTTCATCCAGGGACAGGGTGGCCATGGCCGCGTCCAGTTCCTGGGAGAACCGAGTCTCCAAGCGGGCCAGTTGCGCGTCCGCTTCGGTCGTCCCGGCCCCCGGTTCCAGCAACAGAACCAGGGTGAAGTATTCGTGTGGGATCGTCAGGTCCACTGTGCCCACCACCCCACCCGGGGGGACCTTGGCGGCCACCCTTCGAAGAACCATCGTCCAGGCATCCGCCAGGGTGTCAGGCATCCAGGTTCCCTCTGGGATGTACTTCGACGCCAGGGGGTCCCGGCGGCGGACCGATTCGACGGACGCATACGTCACCGGAGAATATCGGGTCACGTCAAACGGGAGGGCCAGGGGGTCCTGGTCTTCGCCCCCGCTGACCCATTCCCATTCCACCCTGAAGTTGCGGCCCGCCGTGGCGGCCGTGGCGGCCGTGATGGGGAAGGTCACCCGGGTGGACGCGAACGTGTCCCCGGTGGCCCTGGCGGTCCGCAGGGGGCGAGCCAGGGACAGGGTGGTGGCCCCGGTAACCTTGGTCACCAGAACGAACTCCCCACCCACCGCTTCCGGTCCGCCCAGTAGGTACAGGCGGCCCGCCACCACCCCCGTGGTGGATGCCAGGGTCAGGGTGCGCGAACCCGCGGGGGCGGTGGCGTTGACCGTGGTGGACAGTGCCGTGAACCCCGCGGCCCCGGACGACTGGATGACCCCTCCGGTGACGCTCGCCACCGTGAACGTACCGGCCGCATCCGGGACGCGGGGGGCGTACACCGCCAGTGTCCCGCCCTGGTTCACAGGCACCCATCGCATGGCTTACTCGCTTTCCTTCGGGGCCTTGGTCTTCCCCTTGGCCTTGGCCGCCGCAATGGCCACCAGTGCGGCTTCCTCCGGGACTTCCTCCACCAACCACTGGCACAGTCCCCGGGCGCGCTGGCCACTGCGGTCAGCGGACCGGAGGGAGCGGAAGACCACGTCCCCCACGCCGAACCCCCAGGACTGGAGAATCAACACCGCGTCCCGGAGGGGGTACGGGGCGGGGGTACGGGTCACCTCCCTGGTCACGAACAAGGTGTGTCCCGCCTTGCCCAGACTCAACCGTCGGTCGCCCCCGAATGCCTTGGCCTGGGACGCCTCCCGGTTCGTGGGAATGTTCCCGCCCAGGTTGCCCACCTTCGCCACCAGGACCTTACCCACCTTGTCCTTCGGAAGCGGCCGCCCCTGGGGGTCGCGCGACGGGGGGACGGCCGCCCCCTTTTCCACTTCGCCCGTGCCGGGGTGTTCGTAGTCCAGGACCGACGGGTCCACCAGTCGAAGGTAGACCATGGGGAGGGACGGGACGGGGGTTCCGTCCGCAGTCGCCCCGACGGTCAACAGGTTCATCGCGATGAACTTACACCAGTCGTCCGGGCAGTTCAGGACCGCGCGAAGGACGGGCTTCTCTTCATCGGTCAGCCTCTGAAGTTCGCTCGCCACGTAGGCTTCCTGGTCAGACTCCGGCCGGTTGCCGTACTGTTGCGCGTCCCAGTCCCGGCAAAACTCGATATTCTCCACCACTCTGGTATCCTCCGGGCCACCGCCTGAATGGCAGGGGCATTGCCCAAACGATACGGCCCCTGTCCCAAGGAATCAACCTTGGTACAGGGGCCGTTCCCAGGTCAGGGGAGGGGGCCGGGTCAGCGTCCCTGAACCCTGAACGTGAAGGTCAGCGCGGACAGGTCCGTGGTGCTCGCCACCTGGGTGGCCGCGGACTTGGCCACGAACTTACCGGTGGCGGGGGCACCATCCGCCGCGCGGATGTACGCAAGGTCATAGAGACCCGCGGCCGCCGTCCCCACACCCACCAGGGACGCGGCATGCACGGCCGTGAACAGGGCACCGGCGGCGGACAGGACCGCACCGGCGGACAGGTCCACCACGGACCCCCCCGTGTCGTACGAACTGGGTCCGGTGGCGGTGACGATCGCAGTCTTTTGAAACCCGTTCTGTTCCTGGAACAGAACCGACGTGACGGTAAAGGCGCTCATGGGATGGACTCGGTGGACCCCTCCGCAGGGGAGGGGGGAACGTTACGAGAGGGAAGCGACGAACGGACCGCCGGGGGCGGGCCCAGGTTCACGGGGTGATACCGCGCATGATCCCATGGACGCGGCGGTTGGGCACATGCAGCGCCATGCCCACGCTGACCATGTATTCCTCGTTATCGTTGCGGAGGCCCAGTTGCTTGGTTTCCACGTCGCGAATCATGAGAATCGCCGGGTCATCGTTGACCAAGTCCAACCAAAGCAGTTCCGAGTTCGCCATAGTGCGAATCGGGGTGATGGGGATACCGTTGAACCCCATTCCGTTCCGCATCACTCCGATGTCGAACGGTTGTCCGCTGACACTGGGAAGCTCACCCCGGTAGATGGAACCGGACCCGGCGGAGGGGCCCTGAATGTTCCCGTAGTTTTTCATCTGGTTCGTGTTGCCCAGAATGACGGACGGGTCCGCCCCTCTCGCCAGGGCAATCATGTTGCCGTAGAAGTCCTGCATGTCCGCCACGTCCAGGGTTCCGATGGAGCCCGTTTCCTGGGACGCCCAGAGGGTGATGCTCGCGGGGTCGATACCCGCGTAAACGTCCGCCGCATCGATGATGGACGAGAAGCCCTTGTCCTGGGCGGAACCACACAACGTGGTCTCGCACAGGTAAAACAGCGCCTTCAGGGCGTCCGCAAGCTCACCCTTCAGCAAGTCTTCGAAGGTCCCGCCCTTCGCAATCTGGTCGCGAAGGTGGCCCGTAATGGCCGCCACCGCTCGCGCGTACCAGGGCGAAAGCGACGCCTGGGCAAAGGTGCGCTTGCCGGGACTCGCCAGCCCCTGGTTCTCCACGAACAGTTCCGCGCTGGCGTTGCCGCTGTAGGTCAGATTCCACTTCCGGGGGGACGAACCGGCCCACTGGCGAACCCTCCCCTGGGAGCGCATGAAGTCCAGGAAGTCCGTTCGACGGGCGGTCAGGTCCGTGGGTCCGCCTTCCTGGATATTCGGGCGAATGAGAGCGGACGAATCCGAAACGTTCAGAGTCATGTGCGGGTGTTCGATTCACGGCCCGCGCACACTCCGGGCGGGCCGTCAAGTCCCGGCGGGCTTGGTCCCAGCGGGGGCCCCCTGCGCGGCCGGGGCGGCCGCCTTGGTCGGGGGCGAGAACATGGCATGGGTAAGTTGACGTGTCAGTCGCGTCAATCCCTCGTTCGTGGACAGGTCCGCCGGTTGGCTCTGTTGAACCACCTGGGTGGCGGGGGCACCGGACCCACCACCGGGGACCGCCGGGGCGAGAAGATACTTTCCGTCCCCTCCGAAGAACTCGGCCAGGCACACGTCCACGTCCCGGGCGGGGTCCGCCTTAGACACCACCTTACCGTTGTGAACGATGAAGTCCGCGGCCCGGAGGGCCACCACATGGTCCGGGTTGAGCGCGCGGGCCTTGGCCGCCGCGTTCGTGACGGCCGTCCGCACCATGGACCGCTCGCGTTCCGCGTCCGCTTCCTGGGCCTTGCGTCGCAGTTCTTCCGCCTCCCGGACGGCCTGGGCGGCCTTGGCGTTCGCAATCTGAACTTCCCTCTGGGCGTTCGCCAGGGCCGTGGGGTCGACCCCGGGGGCCGCCCCCGTGGGGGGCGCACCGGCGGGGGCCGGGGCCTTGGCACGGAACTTGTTACCGAAAACGTGAATGGTCATTGTGGGTCACTCCGTAGGACGATGCGGGTGGTGTGTCTCAGGCGGGGGGCGCTTCCGCCGCGTCACCCTCCGCCTCCATGCCCAGGTCCGCCGCGATGTCCCCGGCGGACATGATCCCTTCATACTTTGTTCCGGCCGCGGACTCGGACGCCACGGACGCGTCCCCGTTCTCCCCCACCGCGATGGTGAAGGACTTGAAGCCCGGGTCCATGCCATCCTGGACGGCCCGGGAGAACACCACCGCGATGATGTCAGCGGCCGTGTCCGGGTCCATGCTCGGCGCGTTGTTGGCGGGGGCGGGGGCCGCGGACGCGTTGTCCGGGGCGGGGGCGTTGGGGTCAGCCATGATCGTTCCTCCGATGGGGTGGGCCCGGACTGCCCGGGCAAACTCCGCCCCTACCCTAACCCCCCACCACCAGGGGGGCAAGGGCCGCCCTGGCGGACTCGCACAAGTCCCGCACCCGCGCGGCCAACCGGTGGGCCTTGCAAGGCAACGCGTACAGGTCCCGCGCGTTCACCGCATGGGCGGGGGCCGCGTCCAGTACCAGCGTGAACTCCCGGGTGGAATCGGCCGATGACTTGCGCTTGGTCTGGCGCAACGGGTCGAAGACCACGGTGGCCCCCAGGGCCGCGTAGCGAATGAGCGCGGCCGCATCATCGTGCGTGTGTACCAGACCATCATCCATCATCGTGATTCGCATGGGCCCACCATGAACCGGCGGCCCGACCACGTCAAGCCCGGCCGGGCCGTGCACCCCGTGCATACCCGTGCACCCCGGGGGTGCACACACTCTGTCAGCGATTCCCCTGGAGATTCCTTACTGTGCATACCTTGCTCTCTATACTCTAGAAGAATTCATACAGTACAGTGACCATATATGGTCATGACAACATATGGTCACGGTATGGCAGAATATGGGGGACCAGGGCCCGGGGTATGCACAGTGTGCACGGCCCGCCAACCCCTGGACACCACTGGAGAACCCCCGTGCACCCCCGCCTTGGCCCCCACTGCACACCCATGCACGGGGTGCACACCCCCTACCGACGGACCTTAATCCGTGCCTTCATAATCGCTTTCAACAGGTCCCCAGAGTCATAGAACAGGCGGGTGTTGCCACCCTTCCGGGCCTGGGTCGATTCCTTCAGGGGGGCCAACTTGGACGCGATGTCCCCACCTGAGAATCCGATACGGTTCTGTAGGGTCTTCAGGTACACTTCAGCGGCCGCCTTCCAGGGACCATCCTTGTCCCCCAGTAGCGCCTTTGGGAGCGCCTTGGCGAACGCGGCCGCCATGTCCCCCAACAGGGAGGGGGTCAGTTGCAAGATGTCGCGGGGGGCCTGGACCTGCTTTCCCCCCACCTTCCGGCCTGCAACAATCCATTCAATCTTCTGCGTTTCTGTATCGGGAATCTCGATAGTCACCACCGGAACCTTGGTGGCCGTCATAAGGCGCTTCAACTGTTGCCGGACGGCGTCCAGACCGCGAACCTCGATACCCATGTCTTACCCTCCAAACCCCGGCCCGCCAGGGGGCCGTCCAGGGCCCGCGCCCCCCACCATGCCACTACCGGGCGGCCGGACCCCGGGACCGCCCGGAAGGCCGCCCCCTGTCGCGGGAGGGGCCAACTTCAGACGAATCTCGTCCATCATCTTATTCAGTTCTTCATCCGACACGGACAGGGAGGCATTCAGGGCCTGACGAATGGCGGCCATGGCCCCGGCCGGGCCCAGGTCATCCTTCAGCGTTTGCAGCAACAGAATTGCTCGCGCAAGGTCTTCGCTGGCGTCCGGCAAAACGTACCGCTTCGGATAGTTCAGGGCGTAGGTGGCGGCCCGGCGGAGGATTGCGGCGGTCAAGTCCAGGCTCTGCCGTTCGTAGGCTTCCAGGTTCCCGGCGAACCTTTTGCATCGGCCCTCGAATCCCCTTGACTTCAACTGAATCGCAAGCCCGGACTGGGCTTCATTCGTGCCTTCCACGGACACTTCCAGGCCCGCCATGCGGTAGGCGGCCCCCATGAGGAACACCGCATGGTCCCGGAGTTCCCGGGTTTGCTCGGCGGAGGGTTGCACCCAGGAAGGGACGCCGGTGTCCGAGGGGTACCCCAGGGCGGTGTCCGGCCCCACTTCGACCTTGGTTTCCGGGTCCAGCGCCCCCGTGGTGGACTTCTGAGGAATGGCCAGGAACGGGAACGCGGTCTTTCGGTGGATGTCCCCCACGTTCGAAAGGGTGTTGTATACCTCTCGCGCGATGTCACAGGTGTCCGCCACCAGGGACACCCCCAGGGGCCAGCGCGAGGAAGTCACTTCACGGAAGAACGAGAACACCACCGGGACCTTGCCAGGGTGGGCCAGCGCCCCCCGGCCGGTGACTTCGCCCGCGGCCATGAGCTTGTCACGTTGCGCCAGATACCCGCTGGCAAGGTCCGCCGTGGTGGACATGCGGAACCATTCCTTGGTGGTGTACCGGTACAGGTTCACCTGTTGCGTGGACGAATCCGCCATGTCACTGGTGTATGGTTGGTCCACGAAAGCGAACTCCGTAATGTTCCCCTCCGCATCCACGTCAACCCAGGCAATCGCCGGGGGGTGGACGATGGTGGCTCGGATGCCCACACCCATCGCCTGTTCCTCCGCCCGGTTGGCCGCGGGGTTCACGGCCGGGGTATCGAACAGGGTAGCGACGAACCCATAGACCGCGGTCCATCGGGCCACTTCCGCCATGTGCACGTCCCAGGTCCGGCCCTGTCCGTTCAGGTTCTTCATGAACCCTTCCAGGTCACCCAGGTCCCGGGCCGTGGCGGCCGTGGCCGCGTCCGCGTAGGCGTCCACGATGGGTGCTACAATGTTCAGGTAGGACGCCAGATTGTGGCGGGACTGGAAGGCGGACACGCGCTCCCCCGCGTGGGGCACAAGGTAGGAAGCCACCGTGGCCGCCAGGGTTTCGGTGATGACATCCGTTTCCCTATTGTGGGTGTACGCGTACACGGACGCCACCCCCATCGTGGGCGAACTCGGACTTCGGTAGTGGGGCCCTCCCCAGTAGGAATCCTGGTAGAACGCGAAGCGCCCTCGGTGGGCATCGTAGGTTGCCGGGCTTGACATGCTCCCAGTATGTGACGGCCGTCCCTTGAAAACCACCCCCGACGTGGTAGGGTAGGGAATGGCGCTCCCCCTTGCCACGGTCACCCTGGAGATTCCCGCCCCGGACGGCCCGCCCTTCCGATGGACCACGAAACCCCCTACGGATGACCTGCCACCGGACGCCGTGGTGTTGGGCCAGGGCATGCTACACGGCGGCCATGCTGCGGTGACCATCGAACGGTGCTGGCCTGGGGTGTCCTACTGGTCCCTGAAGGTGGTATGGCAGGGGTGGGGGGTGGTGGTACAGGAAACCTTTTCGGTGAGCATCGCAGAGGGGGAACTGGCACGCGGGTTGCGTATGTTGTTCCAGCGCGTCCGCCAGTTCGGCGGAGTGCCCAGGGCGGACTCCGCGGCCGCTCCCCCCGATGCAACGTCATGGTAGCGCGATGCCCGTGCATCCGCTAAGGTATCGCATCATGTCGGTCCGCTGGGACAGGGAGTCCGCTCCACTGACGATGATCCAAGCGAAGACCCGGGCCCCCGTCCCCAGGGGGTAGATTGCACCGGGGGCCACCCCCAGGCGGGGGGAACTGACCCCAGTGGTACCGGTGGACCCGGACACGGCCGCCGTGGCGGGGGTCAGGTACAGGGCCGAATTCGCCCCGTTGAAGACACCGCACACAATAGAGGGGGCGGTACACGTCCCCGCATTGATTGCGGCCGCTCCCCCGTACAGTTCCCAACCGAACGGGCTACCCCGGATGATACACTGAGGGGTCAGCGTGTTATCAAACACGGTCTCATATGTGGCGGCCGCGGAGTCCGCCACCACATACGTGGTGAAGGGTTGGGGGAGCGTCCAGGCCCCGGCGGGGGCCATGTACTGGCCGCCCCTCGACTGAAGGACGGGCTTGTTTCCATAGGCCGCGTCCGCCGTCACAAGGTCGAATTGCAGCCCGGACGTGGCCTGGGTGTAGTCCCGGGAGTAGGTGGACTGGTCCGCCCAGTCCGTGACCCGGCCGCCCGACACGGCCGCTTCCAGGTCCGCCTGTAGCCACAACTGTACGTCCGTCCCGCGCCCGGCGGGGGTCCAGAGGGGCGCGTACCCGGATGCCCGGGAGTGCGACCGGCCGCGCATCATGACGGGACCACGCGCTGAAAGTAGACCTTGATACCGGCGGCCCTGGCGATGCACTTGACGGTCGCCGAACCCCTGAACGTCGGACTCGCCCCGGGGGCCACCAGGATGCCCGTAGCGGTGGCCGTGGTGGCGGGGAACGATGGGGTGGTGTTGTCCGTTCTGAGCATCGCTTCGCCCGTGCCCACCACGATGGCTTGCCACACCCCCGCATCCAGAACGATCGTCTGGACGGCGGCGGATGAACTGAAGTCCAGATACCCCAGGGTGGACGTGGCAGTCAGCGGGAGGAAGGCCGCGTTGGCAAGGTCAGAGTTCATAGCTTCCCAGGATGCGGCCGCCCCCTGGGTACGTCAACTAGTACAATGTCACTGTAACTTTACAGTGTCATCGTACCTGTTACGATGTCAGTGTAACTTTGCAGTGGCACTGGAAAGCGCTGGCGTCCGTTTCCTGTGTCGCTTTTTCTCTTGACCGTAGAGTAAACGTCCCTTACTATTAGGACATGAACAACGAAACGACGGTCACCGCGAAGAACACCAACGGTCATGTATGCATGTTCTGCGCGGCCATGCCGGGCGAACCGTGCCAGAACGCGGCCGGGAAGGTCCTGAAGGTGGTTCACAAGGAACGCGCCCAGGCGGTGGAGGGGTGGGACAACATGGACAAGCCCGCCCTGGTGATTGCGGACCGTCGCGAGTGGTCGAATAAGCACGCGCAAACCGCATGCCAGCGCATCCTGGCGGGGGACCTGGACGGAGCGAAGGTCAGCGCGGGATACGCCAAGGAAGGGGTGGACTACATCGCCCGCATCACGGCGGCCCTGGCGGCCAAGGGTTACAGCCTCTGACCGAGGGGACACGGGGGGGGACTGAACGGCCGCGCAGTCAGGCAACCCCCGTGCCAACCCGCGCGGACTACAGTGAGCCTGTAACTTTCCAGTGACATCGTAACAGGTTCGATGTCCCTGTAACTTTCCAGTGACATCGGAACCGCTAGGGATTCGTGGTCCCCATCACGAGGTAACGGAGGGCGTCCGCCGGGTCGTCCCCCACCTTGACCGGGTCTTCCAGGACAACCCCGTTGCGGTCCTTTTTCCTGGCGTACGATTCCAGGCACGCGATGGTATCCGTACAGGCATCGGAGATATACAGCCCGGGGTGCTGGGTTCCCCCCACCAGGGTGGCCGCATGCCCCCCGTGGGTGAGGCGGGACCGGTAGTCCCGGGGGGCGAGGATGGTCTGTGTAACGTTCGCCCGTTCAACGGCCCATTCGAACAGGGCGGCCACGCGGCGGATGCCCTCCGCCACGTCATTGTCCGCGGGGTAGACCACGGTGGCCCGGGCCCGTCGCAGGCCCTTGTGGAGCGCCTCGATTGCCTGGGGTTGGCTCGGATCGCAGAACCACCGGTCAACCTTCCACTTGGCGGCTAGGGCCTTGCCGATGGTCACCCATCCACCTGGGGTGTCCGTGATGGTCCGTTCCTGGTGGACTTCCTCCGCCAGCACATAGATATTGCCCAGGGCATCCTCCCCCGCCACCAGCATGACGCCGGGGTGTGCCCACCCCCAGTCCACCCCCGCGTTCACCCTCCGCCACACACGGCCCACCAGGGAGGCGGCCGGGACCACATGGACGGACCGGGAGAACATGCTCCACACCTGTCCCTCCATCGCTCCGAACTCAGCGTCAAGGTATTGCTTCGCCCATGCCTTGGACGCCCCGGGACGGTTCCTCAACTTCGGTTCGTAGTCCGGGGGTAGGTACGGATTGTCCTGGGTGCGTGCTCGGATCACCGCGTGGGTGCGGGTGCGCCAATGGTGCACCGTCCCCGTGCGACCCACCGAGGGGTCCGGGGCCGTACCGAATTCCTCCGCCGTCCAGTGCTTCATGGACTGGGGAGGGCCGGTAAGGATCGTCACGCGCTGGCGTCCCGGGTATCCACGGCGCAAGCGCCCCTGAAGAACGTTGAATGCCTCCCGGTTCTTCTCGCGGGGGGCTTCATCATACACAAGCCATGCCGCGTTCACACCTTCATTGGACCAGGGGTTGCTGGTGGAGCGTAGCAGAATCTTACTACTCTCACCTGTAGGTGTTCTCACCACCAGTTCGTCCCCTTTCTTCGGGTCCCGGTGGAGCGTCCACCAGTCCCGGGGAATCCACTGGCACCACTCGGAGAACCACGCTTGCATAAGCAGGGGGTACGTTGGAGCGGCCACGATGCCCACATACCCGGGGTGCGTGATGGTGGCGAGCGAGAATGCCTCCATGACCCCCACCGTGGTCTTCCCGACCCCATACCCCGCGCAGAACCAGCGTTGACTGGCGGGGTCTTCATGGAATCGCCGCTGGACGGCATGCGGCTTGTAGGTGATGGTGTTGAGGGGCTCGGTCATCTGGGCAGTATGAACCCCAGGGGGCGCTTGTAAACCGGGGCGTCCGGGTCCGAGTGTTCATGCTCGGAGTCTTCCCCGTGGTCTGGGTCATCGTATTCCGGGGTAACCGTGTCCACCACGTCCCCGCACACGTCCACCATGCCCCCGTCCGTCCCGTCCAGCACGGACAGGGCGTCCCTGGTGACCGCCAGGGATTCGTTCAGGGCCGCAAGTTCTGCGCGCTTGGTCGCGTTCCCCAGGTCCAGGGCGCGGGCCGCGATGCGGTCCACCAGGGCCGCCATGGCCACAAGCACCTTGCCCCGGGCCACCGCGCGGGCCCTCGGTCGCCGGGCCACTAGCCCACCCTCCGGCGAACGTGGTACGCCCACGCAATCACGGCCTTGGCCGCCGTCCAGGCCCCCACTCTCCAGAGCAGACTCCCCGTCGACACGGCCACCTGGACGGCCGCCAGGGCCGCCATGCGGAACGCGCCCCCCGCCAGGGCGGCGGCCGCGAACAACATGCAGGTCAGCGCAAGCCGTGCGCACGCCAGGGCAAACGCCCCGTGACGGCTCGTTTCGATGACAGGGGCGAGATAGAAGCGTGCCATGGGATTCATCCTTGGTCAGCGTGCGGGGGTTCATCGTCCGCCCGGGGGGTGGTGAGGATGAACGGTAGCGCAATCGCGGTACCCCGTCCAGCGTTCTGGGCGGCCGCGGACTGGTCCCCCTTGTGATTCCCGTTGACCTTCGACAGTTGAACCACGGCGGCCAACAGGTCAGGGATGGAGTGGCCCGGGTCCTGCAATCGCAACTTCAGTGCCACCGTGGCCACCATCTGGGCGTCCAGTGCACGTTCGTTCAGGTCTTCGCGCAGTTTCACCAGGGCATCCTGGCACATGGTGCGGAACGCCGGGTCACGGTTACACTCACCTACAATGTTGTAGATGGTCTTACGGTCCACCCCCCAGATGCGCGATGTCATCACCGCCCCGCTGGTGACGTAGTCCGCCCACACGCGGGCCCGGGTGGGCAGGTCCTGAATCGCCCGGCGTTCCTTGCGCACCTTCCTGGGCGTGTCGTCCCCGGCGTCCATGGCTACTTCCACCCCCGCTTGCGACCCATCCTCTGGGCCGCTTCCAGGTCACCCAGGGACAGGCACACCAGCACGGGCGAACCCGGACCCGGGCAGTAGCGCACGGCTCGCCCACGGGCGAACTGTTCGCGTGCATACCTCTGTTCCAGGCTTTCCAGGGTCCGCATGTGCGCGGTGATGACCGGAAGGTCGTCCGCACACGTCGGGGTGCCTGGGTTGGAGTGGGGAAAGTCCGCCAGGGTCTCTTCATCCAGGGCGGGGAGCGGCAACTGGTCCATGGTCGCAACGTACACCCCGGTCATGCCCAGGGCAAGCCTCACTCAGCACGCAAACTTTGCTGGTTTCGTAGAACCAACAGGACTTTTTCTAGCGCTTCCGGGCCCTTTGCCCTTGCGTTCACCAGTCGTTTGTGCACGGCCTGTCGCGAGATACCCAGCGCGCACGCAATCGCCGGGATGTCAATACCCGCCTCGCGCGTCCAGTGCGGGCCCTTCGCTCCCTTCCTCACCACCCTCCATCCGGGTTGATAGGTAGGATCATGTGGGGGCGGGGTCGGGTCGACCGCCTTGCAGGCCACGCACACAGGCACATGCACCCCGTGCGAATCCACCACCCGGGACGTAGTGGTCCGGTCGCAGTAGGCACACTTCGCGGTCAACATAGCCCGGTGAATCTTCGTAGAGTGGCACTTTGTCTTCATCGGAGGGGAGTCTAATGGTTCAGTCAACCCAGGTCAACGGGATTCGACTGTGCACCCCGTGCACGGGTGTGCACCCCTGCGGTTTCCGGGGGTGCACGGGTATTCTCCAGTGATGTCCAACGGTTGGCGGCCCGTGCACCCCGTGCATACCCTGGCCCCTGGTCCCCCATATTCTTCCGTACTGTGACCATATATCGTCATGACCATATATGGTCACTGTATAGCTGAAAGTTTCTTAGAGTATAGAGAGCAAGGTATGCACAGTAAGGAATCTCTAGGGAAAAAGCTGACAGAGTGTGTGCACCCCCGGGGTGCACGGGTATGCACGGGGTGCACAGTGCGTGTGTTTCATTCGGTCAACCCCGCCCCTCTGGTGGCGGCCGGGTCCCCCGTGCTGTATCGTGGGTGCACACAACATGGAAACCGCAAGTCCAACGCAATCCCACGCGGCCCGCTTGTGCGCGCTGGGACTCCACCCCGTGTGGTTGGCGGCCCCCGCCCACGGCGTCAAAGGGAGCGGCAAAGCGCCCCTGGGCGGCCCCGGGTGGAACGCACACCCCTGGTCCCCCGATGCTCCCCGCCAACCCTTCCAGGGGGCCAATCTGGGCATCCAAACGGGCTACGTCGAAGGTGCGCCGGTCCAGGTGGTAGTCCTGGACTGCGACAGTGCGGACGCGCTGGCGTGGGCGGACGCGAACGTCCCCGCCACCCCCGTCCGTACCATCACGGGCAAGGGGGAGCATCGGTACTACCGCCGTCCCTCCGGCGACCCGGGGACGGTCGGGGGTCGGGTCAAGCTGACCCTGTCGGACGGCTCCAAGTTGGACGTGGATGTCAAGGGGGACGGCGGCCAGTGCGTGGCGGCCCCCAGTGTCCACTTCACGGGCCACCAGTATTCCGAAGCGGCCGAATGGACCCCGGAACTGTTGGCCACCATGCCCACCTGGAACCCTGCATGGGTCGGGGGGCGCACTGGACGGGGCGTCCGGGCCGTGCATCACGACTCGGACACCCTGACCCGTCCGGGCATGGCCCAGGCTTCTATCCGGGCCCGTGTGCGCTGGACGCTGGCACACACGCGGGACTTCGGTCAGGGGATGGACGCCCCCAGGGTGCGCGAGGCACTCTCCGCCACGGTGGACGGGGCGGCCCCCCTCGCCACGTCGGGGGCGCGCGGTAGCACCGTCCGGGACGTGGCGTGGGTGCTGGCCCGCCAGTGCCCCGAAGCCACCACGGACCAACTGGTGGAGTACATGACCCCTTGTCTCCAGGCGATGGGGGAGGGTTGGGACACGGACCGTGACTGGGGACTCCCGGGGGCCTTTGCGAAGGTCGAAACCGCGCGGCGGAAACTTGCGGATGATGATGCAAGCCGCCTCGCGGTGATGACCCCGACCCTGGCGGTGTCCCCCGCCCCCGTGTCGTCGGACTCGGACGCCGAGCCCCCGCCCCCCGACCTGGGCCAAGTCCTGGTCATCGTGCACCCGCGTGCGGACGTGGCCTGGGTGCGCAAGCCCGACCACACATACCGGGAAGCCTGGGCGAAGACTAGCGCCTATCAGTATCGCAACCATGAAGGCGGCCTGAAGTGGGCCGCGGAACTGGGTTTGGCGGACTGGTGGAGACAGACTCCGAAGGGCCCGGTTCCCAAGCGACCGGAAGAATTCTTCGCCCAGTATTCAACCCCCCTGGAACCCTCCAAGCATCGCCTGTCCCTACTCGCCACCGCGAACGTGTACGACCTGGACACCGGGACGTTCCTGGAAGCCGTGGCCCCGGCCCGTACCGACATCGAACCGGCCCGGGACCATGACCTGGAAGCGTGGTTGCAGGTGTTCGCAGGGGACGAATACCCCCGCCTAGTGGACTGGATGTCCACCGTCACGGACTTGGCCCACCCCACACCTATCCTTGCGATTATCGGTTGGCCCGGGTGCGGGAAGGGTCTGTTTATCGAGGGACTCTCCCGCATCTGGCACACCGGCCGCGCGCCCAGTTTCGGGTCCATCGTTGGCAACTTCCAGGAAGCGCTGGCGAAGTCCCCCCTGTTGATTGCGGACGAATACCTCCCCTCCGAGGGGCCGAACGGTTCCGACATCTTCGAATTCCTGCGCGAACTGGTGACGAACCGAACGCACACGGTGAACCGGAAGAACCTCCCCGTCACCCAGGTGGAGGGGTGCATCCGACTGGTCTACGCGTCGAACAAGTCCGATGGACTCAACTTCAAGAACGCGAACACCGCGGCCAAGGCCGCCCTGGCGGAACGGTTCGTGTACATCACACCCCCAGAGGCGGCCGCCAACCACTTGGCGGGGGTGTCCCAGCGCGTGAAGGACCGTTGGGCCGCCCAGGGTATCGCAGCGCATTGCCTTTGGTTGCGCGAGCATCACCGGGTGGCCTATCAGGGCCGCCTGTTGGTCCAGGGCAACGGTGCGGAGTTGATTGACAGTGCATCGAACTCCCGCGGGCCCACCGGACACCTGTGTGAAGCCCTGGTCCGGTTCCTGTTGGACCCGCGCGTGGTGTCCGGGCCCACGCGGGACCACTTCCATGTGGAGGATGGGGCCCTCTGGGTGGCCACCCGTGCGTTCGAAGACCGGGCCACCTGGGAAGCCCTGGTCCCCAGTCTGGACGGTAAGCGCTACTCCACTTCGCAGTTGGGGACCGCCCTGTCCATGCTGTCAACCGAGTCCAAACGGAAGCGGTATACCGGGGCAAAGTCCGGTAAGAGTGTGCAAGCGATCATGCACCGTGTAGACTTGGCCCAGGTGTTCGCGTTCGCCCACCGAACGGGTCAGGGTGACCCGGACGTGATGAACGCCACCCTGGGCGGGGTCGTCCACATTGCCCAGGCCACTCCGCCCCCCGCCCCGGAGTCCCCCGTCCCCCTCGTGACCCGCATGGCCCAGGTCATGACGGCCACCACCGTCCACTTCAACCCCCCGGAACCAGAACCCATGAACCAGCGCGTGTCAGACTTCATCGAATCCCCCACCCCCACGTCCGCGGGAGACTGGGCGGCCGCCCTGACCGCCATGGCGGACCCGGTCCCCGTCCCGGAACCCACCCCCGACCCGACCAAGCCCCTGGGCATGCGCGAGCGACGCAAGGCGGCCACCACGGCCGCCAAGGAAGCGGCGGCCACCGCCAAGGCCCAGGCCAAGGCGGACAAGGAAGCGGCCAAGGCGGCCGCCACCGCGGCCAAGGCGGCCGAACGCGCGGCCCTGAAGGCGGCCCGGGACGCGGCCCGTCAACCCAAGTGGATGGCACCCGCGCCCCCCGTGGCGGCGGACTACACCACCCCTGTCAAGTTCCACCCCATGATTCAGGCCCTGGGGTCCGAGCATCCAGAGTCCCACACGGCGGTCCGTGCCTTGTGTCAGCCGTTCCTGGCGGCCGCGCAACCCTCCCTGAACTCCAAGGGGGCGAAGTCCGAGGGCGGGCCCGCCATGACCTATGGCCGCCTTGTGCTGGCACAACGCGCGTACCTTCGGGAACTGGACCGAGGGGCGCACTGGTCCCAGTGCGTGACGGCCGCGCGGGACGCCTACCGGGACAAGCCCAACTGGAACGTGATGAACGCCCCTGTCAACTCGGAAGTGGAGCCCACGCGATGAATGCCCCCGCTGACCCCCCGCGCATCCGCACCGTGACGGACGGCGTTCTCCACCATGTGAGCGCGTCTCAGGTGGGGACGTATGAGCTTTGCCCCCGGAAGTGGTGGCTTCAAAAGGTGGCCCAGACCCCGGACCATTCGTCCACCGCCTCCCGTGACCTGGGAACGGCCGTGCATGCGGAACTGGAAGCGTACCTGGGCGGTGGGCCCGTCCCGGCGTCCGACATCGCCCAGTCCGGCCTGTTGCACCTTCCGCCCCCCGGCCCGGACCTGTTGGTGGAGGCACCCCTGGTTCCCCCCATCGTGGTGGCGGGCGTCCCCTGGGAAGGGAAGATTGACGTAGTGGTCCCCCCGACCCCCCAGGACCCCCTGGAAGCCTGGGTCATTGACCACAAAACCACTAAGGACTTCCGATACTGCAAAACGTCCGCCGAACTCGCGACCAACATTCAGATGGTCTCGTATGCCCACTGGGTGGGCCTGCGGTACTGGGGACCGGGGGCGCTACACCGAAACAACTACCGTGTCAAGGTGTCCCACGTCTATTACCATACCCGCCCTGAGACACTGGGACCCCGCGCGGTCAAGTCAAAAAGGGTGGATGCGTGGGTCAATATGGTGGACATCCCCGCCCAATGGACTAAACTTACTCGGACCGTCGAAGCCATGAAGGCGGACGCGGCAAAGCTGACCCAGGATGAAGTGGACGCTGACCGGGACGCATGCGGCGCTTTCGGTGGGTGTCCATATAGAACAAGGTGCAACGCAGTGAATACCCCGAAGAACACGGCCGGTCTTTTCTCCATCGGCAAGCGTCAACTGCCCCTCGCCAACCCCGTCCCCCCGGCCCCGGCGGCCCCCGCCCCGGCGGCCCCCGCCCCGGCGGCCCTCATGGACGCACTGACCGGCGTCCCCGGGGAAGTGCTGGACACCACCCCGGCCCCCGTGACGGGACTGGTTCTGTACGTCGGTTGCCTCCCCCTGGTGGGCCCCCACGCGGGACTGGCCCTCCCTTTGGAAGCGGTGGTGGCCCCCGTGTGCCTTGAGATTGAGGCGGACTACGGGGTCAAGGATATTCGGATGATCCCTTACGCGGGAGGCAAGGGTGAGCTTGCGAACAGACTCCGCAGCAACCCACCCCAGGGGGTCTTCTACGTCTATCGCTCCCACGAACTGGCGGCCGTGGCTCTGGAAGCCCTGACCCCCCTGGCGGACACCATTGTCCAGGGCGTCCAGTGACCTTGCTGGGAAAGGCCCTTGCCGGACGGCCAGTGTACCCCGGCCGCGAAGTCCAGCACTCGGTGGACTTCGCGCGTGTCGCAAGCCTCCCCAGGCGGCCGCCAGTGCCCCCAGGGGCGGACGTGGTGGCGGCCCTGACCCGGCGACTGGCCAGGGACCCCCACCGGCCTACGATGACCCTGCGACCCATCCAAGCGTGGGCCCTGTCCGAGTGCGAGCAAAGCGCGAGCATGGGCCGGGGCCTGTTGTGCCCCATGGGCGTGGGGAGCGGGAAGACCCTGGTGTCCGCCCTCGCCCCGGTGTTCTATCCCCGTTGCCGTCCGGTCCTGTTCACCTACGCGTCCCTGTACGAAAAGACCGTGCGTGAACTGGGTGAACTGGCCGCGCACTGGCGCATCCCGGAGACTACGGTCCGCACCTGGGAGAGTCTGTCGCGGCCGGATGCGGCGGACTTGCTGGCCCGCCTGAACCCCACCCTGGTGGTGGCGGATGAAGTCCACGCTGTCAAGGAACCCATGACGGCCCGGACCATGCGGTTTCTCCGGTTCTTCGAAACCCACCCGGATGTCCCGTTGGTGGCCCTGTCCGGGACCATCACGTCCCAGAGCCTGGGGGACTTCGCGCACCTTGCCGCGCTGTGTCTGGGCAACCTTGCCCCCGTGCCGCTGGACCCCCAGGTGGTGGCGGACTGGGGGTTGGCCCTGGACACCGGTGTGGTGTGGAACGCGCGCAAGGAACCCGGGGTGTTGTCCGCCTGGATGGAGCCCGGGGAAAAGGGACCGCGCGAGGGGTTCCGCCGCCGGTTGGTGGAGTCCCACGGGGTGGTGGCCACGTCCGCGGACGCCCTGGGAACGTCGCTCGACATCACCCCCGTGAAGGCCGCCCCCGGGCCCGCCCTGGCGGAGTGCGTCCGCGCGGTGGAGGGGACGGGCCTGGACCCGGACGGGAACGAACTGGAAGACCCCGCGGCCCTCGCGCGAGTGGTCAAGGCGGTGTCCACGGGCTACTGGCTTCGGTGGGCATGGCCCGGCGGGGAAGTGGACGCGGAGTGGTTGGCGGCCCGCAACGGGTGGGCTCGCGCGTGCCGGTCATTCTTCACCGAGGGAGCGGCCGCCGGTCTGGACTCCCCCGCACTGTTGGCGGCCGCCTGTCAAGCGGGGACGCCACCCACCTGGGCACTGGGCGAGGCATGGGCCCGGTGGAAACCCCTGAGTCATCGCCCGGCCCCTCCGGTGGTGGCCCGGTACAATCGAGACGCCGTGCACGAACTCGCCCAGTACGTCAAGGGGTGGGCAAAGCACGGCGGGGGCATCGTCTGGGTACCCTCCCCGTCCGTGGGCGATGCGCTGGCACGCACCACGGACTTTCATCACTTCTGCGCTGGACTGGACCCGTCCACGTCAAAAAAGTCCACCATCATCGCCAGCGTTCAGGCCCACGGGGTGGGGAAGAATCTCCAGCGCTGGCACCGGAACCTTGTTCTGGTCCCTCCGTCAAGCGGAAAGACCTGGGAACAGTTGCTGGGTCGCACGCACCGGCCCGGGCAAACCGCGGACGCCGTCCAGGTCACGGTGTTCACCTGGAATGACACCCTGAAGAAAGCCTGGGCGCGCGCCCGGGATGAAGCCCTCTACATCCAGCAAGTCACCGGAAGCCCCCAGAAACTGGTGGCGGCCACTATCACAGAGGTATGACCATGGCAAGGATTATCGCACTGGTGGGCCGGAAGGGTTCCGGGAAGTCCACGCTGGCCAAGGCAATCATTGCGCTTGACCCCACGTTCCGGGTGTGCAGTCTCGCGTTCCCCCTGAAGACCCTGGCCGTCCGCCTGTTCCAGTTGGACCCGGTGGCCGCGTTCGGGGCCAGTGCACAACGGGAAGAAAAGGTCAAGGGGTCCGAAGACACCGCGTACTGGCAAGCCACCAGGGACCGAGCCTGGGCCCTGCGGTACGAACTGGCGAGCATGTTCCCCCGCCTGGGGGGAGCGGACGTGGTTGTGGCGCTGGCGAACGCGCTGGACACGTTGCAGGCGGAAGCCCAGGTCCTGGGCGGGGTCACGGTCCGGCGGACGCTGGAAGTCCTGGGGACCGACTGGGGACGTACGCTGGACTCGGACGTGTGGGTCCGTGCGTTCCTCGCCCAACTGGGCGAGTCGGACCATGTGGTGGTGGACGACGCTCGGTTTCTGAACGAGGTTCAGGCGGTCCAGGCCCAGGGCGGCCGCGCGTGGTTCCTGGACGCCGGGGACCGCCTTCCGCCCCTGGCGTCCGATGCGCACCCCTCGGAACCCCGCCTGGAAGCCTTCCCGCCCGGTTCCCTGGACGGTTTCCTGGCGGTGGCGGGGAAGGGGGCCACCCGGGACCCTGAACGGGTGGCGGCCGTGCTCCGTTCGGTCAACCCTCGCTAACCGCTTGCGCGGCCGCTCAATACCCCCTAGTATCGTTTTCGTCACAGGGGACCGGAAAGTTTCCGGCCCCTCTCTCACCCAAGGAAGAAACAGACCATGAAGCCCACGAACACCCCCGCCCCCCGTCCCGCGTTCAACACCCCCGCCACGGCCCCCCTGGCCGCTGGCCGCCCGGCCCCCACGATGCCTTCCCGCCTGACCGGAGTGGGCGGGGTTCAGCCTCGCATGCAGTCAGAGTTCCTCCGTCCGGGGGAGTATCTTCTGACCGTGAAGACCGTGAAGGAAGGTCAGACCCGCGCCCCCGCCCTCCGCCCGTTTTTCGTGGTCAACTCCACGGTGACGGCCAACGATGACCACGATGGGGCCAAGGGGCCCATCCGAGTGGGTCATGAGGCATCGTGGATGGTCATGTTGGACCGTGACGGCGCACTCCGGGACGTGCGCGCGTTCCTGGACGCCGTCATGACCCCGGACGAGAAAGACCGTTTCGCGGCGGATGAAGAGAGCTTCATCCAGAGCATCCTGGCGAACCCGGAGCACTTCGCGGGCCGCGTGCTCATGTGCACGGCCGCCAACGTGAAGACCAAGGCCGGGAAGGACTTTACCAAGGTGTGCTGGTTCCCCGCTCCCCCCACGTCGGGGGTGGACGGCTAGTCCCGGGTTGGCCGGGTATTCCAGGGTGAACCCCTGACTTCTCGCAACGCCAGCGCTTCTATCGAGGGAACGCGCATGTGGAGAGTAGAGAAACTACCGCCCGTCCATCCCGGGCGATACAAGTTGGATGGGGCCACCGGTGGCCCAACCGGAATATACTGAGGTAGGTTAACGAGCGAAACCGGCGGCCTTCCAAAGCCGCGTGAATGGTGGTGCAAGTCCACCCCTCAGTTCCACACCCCAGGGGGCCCCGGAAGGGGCGGCCCCTCGGAACAGACCCGGTGTACATCCGCCCGGGTGGGGGACCCATCTTCCACGTCACACAACGTCAACCCAAGGAATCACGATGCAATCGACTCGCCCCGTCCAGACCAAGCCCGGCCGCTTCCTGGTCCTGGCCCCCTGCGGAGACTGCGAAAAGGCGGAAGCCAAGGCCCGCACCCGGGGCCGCCCGGACGCCCACATGGCCGCCTGCGCGTTCCACACCACGCGCAGGGCCGAACCGGAACCGTTGGTGGGGTTCCGCCTGGGTCTCGTTCGCCGGAACGTCGCGGGGGTGTCCCTGTGACCGGCGGCCGGATGTCCCTGTCCGAGTGGGCCCGGGCGGAGTGGGAGAGTGTCTCCCGCGCCCTGGGCACGGCGGAAGCGAAGCTGGCCCAGGCCATGGCGTTGCGGGAGGGACGGGTCCTTCCCCCTCCGCCGGTCCATGTGGCCCCCTTGCCCCTCTCGCGGGCCCGTGGGACCAACGGGAAGATGGTTCTGGTTCGGTGCCTGAACCGGGCCGAACGCCGGGCGGCCGCCCGGTTCGAACGCCGGACGCACGGTGTCTCGTTCGCAGTGGTGTTTCACTCCCTGACCATTCAGTACAGAAAGGCGCGTAAGTAGTGGATATCAAAAAGGTTATCGCCAAACTCCCGTCCGGTTTCGTGGACGATGCGGCGGCCATGTCCCCGGACGAACTCCGCCAGTGCATCGTGGATGCCACGGCCAACATGGAACGCATCCAGTCCGAACAGGAAGCGGACGAGAAGTTGACCGGGGCCAAGGAACTGGTCAGGGACTACTCCGCGGGGTACAAGGAAGCCCGGGCCGCCCAGGCGGCTAAGGTGTCCTATTGCCACCATCGTCTGGCGGAACTCGGAACACCGGCGGGGGACTGACGTGTCCCCGGTCGCACAATCCGCCCTGACCCTGACCCTGGCCCTGGCCCTGTTCCTGGCCGCGTTGCTGGTGGCCCTAGACCCTCCGCCCCCGTGACGGCCGCCTTGTTCCAGGCGGCCGCCCTGGGGGCGGTCCTGTTTCTGTTCCTGTACACTCTCAACCTGAAAAGAGACCCAAGTCATGACCTGGATTCAGACCGCGACGCGAGAGAAGTTTGACCTGTTGCACCCCGACCCGGCGGCCGTGGACCCCCAGGTGGTGGCCCACTCCCTGGCCCGAATCAACCGGTTCACCGGACACACCCACACGGGACACCCGGACGGTCTGGGGTACACGGTGGCCCAACACTGCGTTCTGGCTTCCCAGGCAATCCGGGACTTGGTCCCGGCGGACCTGAAGGGGACTCGGTATGAAGACACCGTGGCCCTGGAAGCCCTGGTCCACGATGCGGCGGAAGCGTATACTGGGGACATGTCCGCCCCTATGAAGCGTGCCCTTCGCGCGGTGACCCATTCCCCGGCCGGGTGGGGCTCGGACTTCGACCGTATCGAGTTCGAAGTGTGGACGGCGGTGGCCAAGGCGTTCCGAGTCCCGGTGCATGCGAACCCCCTGGTCAAGTTGGTGGACCTTCGCATGCTGGCCACGGAAGCCCGGACCTTCATGTCCCCCACGCACCCGGATTGGACCAGTCCGGTGGAGCCGTTCGCCTGGGACATCGCAGAAGTCTGGACCCCCATCCAGGCGGAACGCGCATGGCTCGCAATGTACGATCGTCTGACCGGCCGCAAGTGGAGCGTCACCCTGGTGGCCCAGGTCCAGTTGGCCCTTCGATTCGAGGGGGAGGGCGGCCGATGACTACCTTGTTCGCGTTCGACCTGGAAACATACTTGATTGGAGCGTCCGTCACGGCACCCCCCATGGTGTGCCTGACCTATGCCCACTGTGACCCCGCCCAGGTCACCGCGGCGGACGTGGCGGCCGTGTGCGCCCAGGTCCGGGCCGGGGACATCATCGGACAGGACCTGTTCAAAGGGGCCGTGGGGTGTATCCAGTTCGGTCTTCGGGATGCGGACACCGGACTGGACATGCTGGAACAGGCCCTGTTGGACGATGATACCACGGTGGTGGGCCACAATGTCCCGTTTGACCTTTGGGTCGCGTCCGAGGAACGCGCAGGCATCGGGTACCTGACGGTCAAGGCGCTGGACGCGGGCCGCATCCAGGACACCCAAGTCAGGGACCAGATGATTGACATTGCCTTGGGACAGTTCAGGTCCCGGGAAGTGGAAGACCCGGAGACTGGAGAAGTCAAGTTCGTGTCCGCGGGGTACCACCTGACCGACCTTACGGACCGGCGACTGGGATTCAAACTGGACAAGGGTGAGGATTCCTGGAGACTCCGATACGCGGAACTGGCCGCCACCCCTGTCCAGGACTGGCCCCTGGACGCCGTCCGGTATGCGGTCCTGGACGCCCTGTCCACCCTCGCTTGCGTGTTGTCCCAGCGCGAACAGTGGGACCCCATCCCGGACGAGATTCGCCAGACCCGGGCCGCCTGGGCCCTGGCGGCCGTTGCCGGGCGGGGACTGTGCGTGGACCCCGCGGCGGTCGAACGCTTGAACGGCGTTATCATGTCGGATGTCCTGGCCGCCCGGGAAGTGCTGACCGCCCAGGGGGTCTACCGCGCGGACGGGACCAAGGATGCGAAGGGCCTTCAGGACCGCGTCCGAACGGCGTTTGAAGCCCGGGGACTCACCCCTCCCCAGACCGCCACGGGCGAAGTGTCCACGGCTCGCCAGACCCTACTGGACGCCCAGGACCCGGTGTTGAAGACACTGGCGGACGTTGGCGCGAAGGAACGTCTGTTGACCGGGTTCGTCCCGGTGCTCCGCCGTGGGTATTCATCGCCGGTTGTGTGCCGCTACCACACCCTGGTGGAGACTGGGCGCACGTCATGCGTGGACCCGAACATTCAGCAGTTGCCCCGGTACCCCGGGGTCAGGGACGCCTTCATCCCCCGCCCCGGGTTCTACTTTTGTAGCGTGGACTACGATTCCCTGGAACTCCACACGTTGGCCCAGGTGTGCCTGGACATCGTGGGATGGAGCACCATGGCGGACAAGTGGATTGCGGACCCCACCTGGGACCCACACGCGGAGTTCGCGGCGGAGTTCCTGGGGGTCTCTTACTCGGACTTCAAGGCCCGCCTGAAGTCCCCGGACCCCGCGGTCAAGGCGGACGCGAAGTTGGCTCGCCAGCGGGCCAAGGCGGCCAACTTCGGTTTCCCGGGCGGCCTGGGGGCGCTGAAGTTCCAAGCGTACGCCAGGACTACCTACCAACTGGACCTGGACCTGTCCGACTGCGCGGCCCTTCAGCGGGCTTGGAAGCGCAAGTGGCCCGAAGTGGTGGAGTTCCAGGCCTGGGTGTCCGGTCAGTTGGACCCCATGACCGGAACGGCCACCTTCCCTCTGGTCCAGACCGGGTTCGTCAGGGGGGATTGCAGGTACACCCAGGGGTGCAACACCGAGTTTCAGGGGTTGGCCGCCGCCGGGGCTAAAGAGGCACTCTGGAGAGTGGGCCGGGACGGGGCCGCCCACGGGGTGTTCCCGGTGGCGTTCTTGCATGATGAGATTCTGGCGGAAGTACCCATTGCGTCCGCCCACGAAAGCGCGTATTGGTTGGCGGACACGATGGTGGACGCCATGGCCAGTGTGGTCCCGAACGTCCCCATCACCGCTTCCCCCGCCCTCATGACCCGATGGTACAAGGGGGCGGAACCAACACACGATGACCAGGGGAAGTTGGTTCCCTGGCATCCGCCCACAACCTGAGAGGATACCCACCATGTCAGTCAAGTTCCCCGTCAAACCGAACAAGCGCACCATCGGCAACCTGGATGACACGGCCAAGGCCCTGTCCGTGTTCCGGGACACCAAGGCCCTGGCGGAAGCTCTGGGGGTCCAGTACCCGGCGGCCGCTGACCGCCTGAAGGTGCTGAAGGACTCCGGCCGGTACATCGTGGAGGAACAACAGGGGGAGCGCACCGGCAAGCGTGGGGCCCGCCCGACCCTCTACCGCGTGACCCTCCGGCCGGAGTTCGCGGCCCCCGTCGCCCCCGCCCCCGCCACCCCGGACGCGGGTTGACCATGGGGCCCGCCCGGTTCGCCACGGGGGATGTCATCCTGGGGGTAGACCCCGGGGTGGAATCCCTGGGGTGGGGGGCCACCATCGTGGCCCCGGACGGTAAGTTGTATCACAAGGCCCACGGGTGCGAGACTACCCAGGCCACCCAGACGATGCCGGACCGGGTGGACGCCCAGGCCCGGGGGTTGGCCGCCCTGGTAGAGCGGTTCCGCCCCTCGGTCATCGCGGTGGAAGCCTGGGTCCCGTACCGGGGCGGAAGCCGGGGGGCGGGCGAAAACACCATGCGTGTGTGCGGAGTGGTGCGGGCCCTGGGCGTCTTCCACGGCATCCCCGTTGTTGAGTACACCGCCCAGGCGGTCAAGGGCCTGTTGCTTGGGTCCCGCAACGCTGAGAAGGCGGACGTTCAACGGGCCGTCCAGGCATACTTCGCGCTGACCAAGCTACCCCGCCCGAACCATGCGGCGGACGCCCTGGCGTGCGCGGTGGCCCACTTCACGGCCCGGGCCCCCTCCGGGGCCGTGGTGTCCAAGTCCGCCCACCTGAAGTCCGCCACGAAGGGCGGCCGCCCCTGGAAGGGGGCCGCCGTGACCCTGGACGAACTCCGGGCCGCCCGATAGCGGACACACAAGTCCGGTCGATTGTTGCTTGACGGGTCCGTAAGTATCCCTTACTCTACCCGAACCGATGACCGACCGAGCGAACGAACTGGTGGCGGAACTGGAAGCCCTCGCGGGCCCTGCGAAGTCCGCCGCCCATGCGCGCAAGCGTGCGCGTTTGGCCGCCTATGTGGCGGCCAAGTCCGAAGCCGGGAACCCCCCGCCCCCCGTCCAGGTCCCCCTGGGGTGGCGTGCGGTTGCATCGGGACTCTGGGACCGCCTGAAAGGAACGTGATATGTTGACGAACCGGGAAAAAGCGACGGCCCTCTGGATTGACCTGTTGCTGGACAACCGAGTGGCCCATGGGGCCCTGTTGGTCCAATTGTGCCTGGACCTGGGGGTGGTGTGGGACATGGAAGTGGTCCGCCAGGACTTCCTGGTTTGGGAAGCCCGTGGATGGATCACCAGGGGCGAACGGCGGCCCGTGCCCTTCCAGAAGGACCTGGGGGCCCTTCACCCAGACGGCCCCTGGCATTATGACTGGACGGCCCCACCCTTGAATTCCAGGGCAAACCTGGACGTGCGCGCGTTCCTCGGACACAAGGACGTTTGGACGTTCTTGGCCGCGTCCAGGAACACCCCGAAGTCCGGCCAGTTCACCGTCCTGGCCGCCCTGATTCACTTCGACCGGACGGCGGGGGACGTACTCCGCCAGATGAACAAGGCGGCCCCGGAAGACCGGGACGCGGCCATGGTGGACTACCTGTCCAAACGCGCCCTGGAAGACCAAGCCCAGGGCCGGGGCGGCCGGAAGGGTGGTGGCAAGTGAGCGCGCACCCCTTCGCCCAGGCCGGGGCCGCCCTTCGGGACTGGATGACCACCCAGGGCCTGACCCACTCTCAACTGGCCCAATGGGCCGGGGTGTCTCGAGCGGCCGTCACCATGTGGTGTTCCGGGGCGGCCCGCCCTGGTCCCCCCATCACCCTTGCCCTGGGATGGATAGGGGCGGTCAACGCGGGGGCGTGGCTGACCGACAAGGAACGCGAAGTGGCCGCAACCTTTCACGAAAAAGCGGCGGAAGTGGGCGTCCGTTGCCCCTGGTCGGGGGCGGACCCTAAGTCCCTGGTGTCCTACATCCGCACACAAAAGTGAAAGCGGACGCGGGGGACCAGTGAAAAAGTCCTGGACAGGGGCGTAAGCATCCCTTACCTTCCGGGGTGTGAAGAACGCAACGCAAGTCTGGGCCGCGGAAGTTCTGGAAGTCCTGGCGGACCGTTCCGGGGACATTCGATGGACAAAGGTGTCCCTGGATGACCTGTTGCGCTGGACCCACCCGGACTACACCGCCCAGGAAGTGGCGGACGAATTCGAAGCCCAGGGTGTTGAGTTGCACCACGTTTCGACCAACCTTTGACCGGAGTCCCCACCATGAACCTGTCCCCTCTCGCTCGAGTGTTCATCGTCCTGGCCACCGCCGCCGCCGCCCTCGCGGGTTGCGGGGCGTCCGTCGCCCCCCAGGGGGCCACCCAGTGCGTCCCAGACCCCGTCATGGCGGCCGCCTACTGCGAAGCCCAGGCGGCCCGCATTGGCCGCCTGGGGGCCTGGGACGGGTCGAAGTGCGCGGTGGCCCCGGCCGGGGGTGGCATCGCGGAAGACGCCCTGGCGTTGGCCCAGTTCCGGGCCCGATGGCCGGACGCGTCCGGTTGCTATCGGGCCCCCGTGGATACCGGGGTGGTGGACTCGGTCTTCACCCGCTGACCGACTGTCCCACATGTAACCGGCAAAGTTTCGAAAAGTGTTGACCGGATAGTAAAGAACCCTTACAACCCCATCCGCCGGAACGAACAACCCCCGGCAACCGGAGTACCGACCATGACCACCACGAAGACCGCCCCTGTTCGCGCCCCCAACGGAAAGACCTTTGCGGCCCCGACCCTGACCGCGTTCGCCATGGACCCGGACGAACTGGTCATCATCGGACTGGACACCCAGGACAAGGCGGGGGAACACCCCCTGTATGACGAACGTATCCACTTGCCGGTCAATGAAGCCCTGGTCCAGTCCATCATGGCCCACGGCTTCAAGCGCACCCTTCCGGTGCGCAAGGAAGGCACCCAGGCCGTTCTGGTGGACGGCCGCCAGGGCGTCCGCGCGGCCCGCGAGGCAAACAAGCGGCTTCGCGCGGCCGGACTGGAAACCGTGAGTATTCCGGTGTTGCCGGAACGCGGGTTGCAGGATGCCAACGCAATGGGACTCATGATCCTGGCGAACGAACTTCGCACGGACGATGACACCATGACTCGAGCGACCAAGGCGGCCCGCTACCTGGGGACCGGGAAGACCCCGGAACAGGTGGCCCTGGCGTTCGGCGTGGCAGAGTCCACGGTGTCCATGTGGATGGACCTTTTGGAACTTCACCCGGATGTCCAGGTCATGGTCAAGGCCGGTCAGTTGGGGGCCAAGGCCGCTTCCAAGTTGGCCAAGTTGGACCGCGCGGGCCAGTTGCGGACCGCCCTGGAACTGGTGGCGGCCGGTCGGGCCACCACCGAAGGGGCGGCCGCGGCCGTCCGTGCGGCCAAGGCCCAGGCGGCCCCCCAGGGGGCGGAGTCCAGCGAGACGGCCCCGGCCAAGGCGGTCAAGGCGGCCCCCGCGTTCCCCCGTCCGGCCCTGTCGGACATCCGGGCGGTCCTGAAGGCCGTGGCCAAGGGCAACGGCAACCTCTCGCTGGAAGTGCGGTTGGCCCTGGCCTGGGTGGCCGGGGAAGGTCCGGCGGCGGACGTGGAAGGGTTGCAGGCCATCCTGGACGCCCTGGTGGGCAAGTCCAATGCGTGACCACGTCCGGGCCCCTGGCCGCCGTCTGGCGGCGGTCTACCGGTCCGGCCGGGGGCGGCGGAGGGTGGCCGCCCTGGTGGCCCCCGTGGCCCTGTCGGATGCCTGGGTGACCGTGCTCTGGTATGAGTGCCCCGGACCCGTCACCCGGACTCGAGTGGGCCCGCGGAGGGCCCCGGGCCGGTGGGACGGACGCCCCCGGCCCCATCGGTACACCCGCCCGGTCCAGCCGGAGTTATAGCGGATTCCCCTATCCGCCTACGCGGACTTCCGCCTGAACTTCAGGCCGTTCGTGGACACGGACACCCCGGCGGCCACCAGGGCCCGGGGACCCACCCACTCCGGTCCGGGGATGCGGCGGTCCATCTGGAAGCGCACGTCCGCACCGGGGCCGGTGTAGCCGTGGGCGCGAAGGGCCTGGACGAACCGAAGGGCCGCGATGCACTCCGCATCCAGGGCCCGGAAGTGCCAAAGGCACACCGTGTCATGGGCAAGGAACATGCGGACGTGGTCCGTCACGGTTCGTTCATACCCCTGAAGACTGGGCTGGACCCGGTCCGCGGGGGTTCCAAGGGCCGGATACTGGGACGGGTCACGGGACCAGTCCAACATGCGTTGACTCGCCCCGTCTGGGCTTCCCGGGACGTTCGCCCCGTATGCCTGGACGAATCGAGTTTTGCACACCCGGCCGAACTCCGCGGTGGGCGCGTTCGGGTGCGTCCATGCCTTCCGGCGTTGCCCGTTCAGGGTTCGCCAGATGTACAAGGGGGCCCACCAGGGGGCATCCACCAACCTCTGGTCCGCGGTTGGGTGGGTTCGCAGGACATCGGCCACCACTCGGTTGGCCCGGTCCTTGTCCGCGCGTTCGTCCCCCCACTTGGATTCCCAGTTCAGCATTCCCGCGGCGGAGTAGTCCAGGCATCCACGGATGGCCGCGGACACTTTGCCCAGGTCATCGCGCCACCCCTGGTTCCCGTCCATGCCCAGGCCCAGGGTCAACTGCAACCCCCGTTCGTGAGCGAGGCGGTCCGCCTTGCCCTTGCTCCGGGCCGCCCACGCGGGGGCGTCCAGTCCGTTCTGGGGAATGAGTCCCACGATGCCCAGGGATGCCGCATCGTCCGCCACTCGAGCGAACTTGTCCATGTCCGCCGGGGGCGTCCAGACCCAGACATGGACGCCGGGGGCCAGCGCGGGGGCCGTCACTGTCCGCCCCCGTCCAGGATGGTGTCCACGTCCGCGTCCACCTTGGCCACGTCTTCCCCCAGTCTGTGGATTCGTTCCAGGGCCTGTTCCCGGGTGAAGCCCTTGGCCACCATCTGGGCCACGGCCGCCACCACCTTCACGATGACCTGGACCACGTCCAGGGCCGTCATTGCGTTTCCCATGTGCCTACTCGCTTTCGCTCGCGTCCGCGTCCGGGGCCGCATCGGTCCCGCCGTCCGCCCCCGCGTCACCAGACACGGGGAAGACCGGGGGAATGTTGACGCCGAACCGACCCAGGGCCACGCCCAGGCGGCCGTAAGACTCTGTCAGGTTCGCCAGGGCCGGGACGAATCTGGACGCCACCGCGTTGTCCGATGCGCGAACGAGTGAGACGGCCACTTCGTGAGCGTCCACCACCGCATCATGGGCCACCAAGACCGGCCGCCAGTCCGCCCGGACCTGGACCACCGCGGCGCGTTCCTCTGGCGTGGCCGCACGCGCGGGCCCCTGGGCGACGCATTGGCCGCCCTCCGTCCGATGGCCAGACCGACCGGCCGCCCGAAGTTGAGCCACACAGTACGCGTCCAGGGCCTGTTCCCCTCCGGCGTTCACCCCGGCCGCCACCGCGTTCAGGGTGCCTCGCGCGTAGTCCAGGGGGCCCAGCGCGGGGTTGCAGCCCGGCACAGTGGCGCTGGCCAGCGCGAAGCCCAGGACCAGGGCCAGGGCCGCCCCCGGGGGCACCGAGGGGCCACCGCCCGACGCGGACGCCTTGGCGTCCCTCTGGGCTTCCCGCGCCTTCAGAAGCGCGTCCAGGGCCGCTTCCGCCGCCACCACGGCCGCCGCCTTCAGAGCAGCGTTGTCATCCTCGCCAGGGCGGCCGCGCACCTTGCGAATGGCCGCCTGAATGAGCGCCAGAACGAGGGCCGCCAGGGCACCCCAGAGGGGGGCCAGCGCGGGGTTCGCCAGCATGGCCGCCACCCCTCCGCCGGTCGCACCTGCCACGGTCTGGGCCACCAACTCCGAGGGGATACCGAACTTGAACGTCATGGAACGAACTTCGATGAACGGGCCGCGCACTCTGGGCGGCCGCCCCTCGGTCGTAACCACTCAGGGGTTGGAGTCCACCAGGGTAATGTTCGCAACTTGGAGAACCTGTCCAGACCCCCCCGCCGTGCAATCGAAGTACACCTGGACAAGCCCGCCGGTCCCGTCCGCAGGCACTGTGATGGACCGGGTTTCCCAGGTCCACACGTTGGACGTGGCGGCCAGGGCGGTGTCCTGGGACGCCAGGGCGGTCCCGCCCACACCGGACACATAGGCCCCCAGAATCCCCGCCGTGGCCCCGGACGTTTTGTACCGGACATGCAGGGTGTACGTTTGGTCCGGTGCCCCGGCCCCCACCCCGTACAGGTTGCGGACCTGGAAGCGGAACCGAGGGTCATGGGCCCCCGTGACGTTGTATTGCCACTCCAACGGCCCGAAGGTCCCGTCACGATGCCAGTGGGGGTTAGTGGCAGTCGCCCCGTTGTTGCTTGACTCGATTCCCGCAATCTGAATGTGCGGCCGGAACCCAGTCCGGTACTGGTCCATAAGGTAGGCCAATCGGTTCAGACCCCGGGGCGAACTGGGCCCGCCGTCCACCAACCTGTTGGGAGACAGGGTCCACGCTTGTTCCAGGATGGGTTCCGCCGGGTCCGCCGTGACGTTGCTGGACGCCAGGGGGACTTCCAGGATGGTCAATCGAAGGATGCCCTGGGACACCGTACCGATATTCAGCGTCACGTCCAGGGATCCCATGGTGGCGGTGGACGCCGTCACCCCGGACACGTCAATATACCCTACCACTTCGCCCTGGGCGACGCGGCCGCCGGGCGGGTATCGGAAGTTGACCGAGCCGTCCAGGCCGTTCGCTTCAAGCCACGCGGCCCCCGTGGGGAGCGTTACGTCCAGAG